AAAGAAGTTGATGAGGTAACAGGTAAACAGTTTAGATACTCAGACTTTGGTAATCATGTAATGGGTAATGCAGATGGTAACATAGTATTAGATGGTATTAATCACATACTAGAAATAAAAAGTATGAATGATGCTAGATGGAAGAAGTGCCATAAGTATGGTGTAAAATCTTCTGATCCTAAATACTTTGCACAGATGCAATTAATAATGGGTTTAAGTCAAATACATAAGTCATGTTTTGTTTCTTACAATAAGAATACTAGCGAGTATCTTAGTGAGATAGTTGACTATGATGAATTTGAATATGCAGATTTACAACGTAGAATTAAGATAGTTCTAGAGGGTAATGAAAGGAGATTATCAACTACAGCTACAGATTGGCGTTGTAAGACGTGCTTCAAAAGAAGTGCGTGTTGGGAAGGAGAAACTTACCCAGCAGCTTGTCATAACTGTAGTCATGCGAAGCCAATCCAGATGGGCAATAAGTCTTGGTGGTGTGGTAAGCATGATATAGAGGCTGTAAAAATATGTGACGACCACAATTATTACCAACCCAGACCGAGTGTGGCTTCATGAGTGGGTCATGGGGTCCATTCGGTCAACCACCTCGTTCTTTTTTTGCTAAGGCTAACTTAGCTGAAATAAAAAGAATGAAGGAAATAGTTAGGAAATCAAATGACCTGAAGAAACTTCATAATCGCTTCGAGCTTTCTTCAAAGCTCGAAGCATTACAACAAGAGTGGGATAGATTAACTAACACATATGAAGGTAAACAATGAATGCAATTTTAAATTTAAGAACTAAAATGAATAACCTTCTTCGTGAACAAGAGTTAAAAGAAGTAGAGTTAGATAGTATAAATAGAAGACTAAAAGTATTAGATGAGTTAGATAACTTTGATGCAGAGATAAGAGATCAAAGACAAAAGATACTAGATAAGAACAGATATGTTCAAAAAGAAATAGTAGATATAAAATATAAAGTTAGAGAAATAGAAGCACAGATAGAAGACATTATAAATAAGATACAATACGGAGATCACTATGGCTATAAAATTAACTAAAGAAGAATTACTTAATCAAGCACTAACCATAATAAAAGGTGACAGAAATTTAAGATATGGAGATCCAAAAATAAATTACAAAAGAATTATAGAAGGTTGGCAACTAATATTGGGAACAGAAATAACAGAAGGTCAATATGGTATGATGATGATATGGATGAAGATAGCAAGACTTATGGAAGATGAAACACATATGGATTCATGGATAGATATAGCAGGTTATGCTGCATGTACAGGTGAGGTTATAGATGACAAGTAAAGACGAGTTTGGATTTGGTGAATATACTCCAGAACAATTAAAAGAGATGGAGAAAAACAAATGGACTCAAGAAAAGATAGAAGATGCTGAGTGGAAGATAATGGAAAACAAAGATAAGATTGCTTATCTTGATAAAGCTATAGCAGATAGAGAAAAGAAGTCTGTCTTAAAAAATATAAAAAAGGATTTACGTGAAGAAAAAAAGAAAGCTGAAGCTAATATATTCAAGCCTCCTCTTCCGCCAGAAAAGAAAACTTAGAAGGTTGCTGATCCGAAACCGCCAGAGAATCCTGATGTATTACCCCATCTTACTTGCTTGTTGTCATCAGCTTCTCCTGCAAGTATATTAGTTCCTTGCTCTCTAAAGCTTCTGTTACCACCTAAGAATGGTATACGATTTAATAATGATCTTATAGCTGTACGTCTTTTAGCATTTGTTACATCAGCACCTGCAGCGTCTGAAACAAATTCTTGACCAGCAGAAATGGTATTCCATCCTGTTACACCTATATCAACTGACGGTCCAAATACGTAAGATAACATACGTTGGAAACCATACTGACCATTATCTGCTTGTGCAGCAGAATTATAAAGAAGCTCACCAAGCATACCTAATCCACCAGTTTGCAATATAGATTCTATATACCATCCAAAGAATGAGTCTATACTACCATGCATACCAGGATTGTATCCTGCAGCAATTGCAATACTAGCCATTTCAGGATGATCTTTTACAAATTGAGCAAGATCATCTTCCGCATTATCAACCCATTTTATTTTACCATCTTTGTTTCCAAATTCTTTTGATATATTTCTTTTGTATTTACTTAAAGCAAATTCAAGCTCTCCTCTAACCTTTTCATCCCCTGATCTACCAAAAGAATCCATAGCTTTTTTTGCCATCTCGTCTACTTCTTCATCAAAACCAAGTATGCTTGAAAAAAATGGCAAAAGAGCTTTTCCATAAGCCACACCTATAACAGGACTTAAAATTTTAAATATACCTATCTCAATAGCTGCTGAAGTCAATCTATTTGCAGCTTGAGTTTTGTCTCTCTCAGAAGCTAAGTCAGAATTTAAAATAGATATATCATTAGCAATACCTACTTTTCTGTTATTTTGAAAACGACCAAAAGTAAAAAGTGAATTTGCTAGAATACGTTTTGTATTACTATTTCCTTGGCCATATATACCTCTACTATTCCATTCGTCAGATTGAGTTTGTGATCTTCCAACCTGATCATCGGCATAAGCGATCGCTTTAGTATCTATATTTTTTGCTGCATATTCAAAAAATTCGTCATTAGTCATATCGGCTAATTCAGGATTTCGAGACGTTACATAGTCCATATAAAAAGCCAAGAATGTATTTTGTGCTGCCAAAACATCTGTACTAGTTAGTGTTACTCTTAATATTCCATCTGATAATTGATCTACTTTATCCAGCACACCGTTTACTGTTTTGAGATATGGATCTTTAGACTTTTCATATTTTAAATCATATAATGGTTCCATACCTGTTTTTGACAAACCTCCTCTAGCACTAGTAAGTGATGCTGAAATCAGAGCATTTCTGTACTTTGCATTTTTTTGTACTCTTGTATTCATTCCTACTGAAAACAAAGCTATTTGTTCAGTCAAAAACTGCTGTGATCTAGCATTTAAATTCGCAAGCTGTGCAATGGTAGCAGAATAATATTGTTTTGCTCTCATCTCTAATTGACCCAATCTTCTTACACCTGCCATTCTTACTAAGCTATTTCCTAATCTTCTTAAAGCTCCATTTACTCCTGCTCTTACTTTTTCATTTGATGAAACTCTATTCATTCTATCTATTTTTTGAGTAAGAATTTGTAGTGCAAAATCTCTTAAATTAGCAAATTGTTCACCTGGCTCATATAAATTCTCAAAATCTTTAGATTCAAAGTAACCTTTCATCTTCAAAATATCCGCCATATTATCCATTTGCATTTGTGAAGCCATAGCTAAATCTAACACAACTTGATCGTAATTTTGAAAACTTAAGCCGCCACCA